CTACTGCTAGTAATTTCATAAACGACAAGCGTATATTTGTAAGTAAAATAAATAATTGTAATTTCATTTTTTTAGGTGGTATTGGTCTACTAATTGGTGCGTCAAAAAAGCGAATAAAGCAACTCCGCCAAACTTCAAAAACAACGCTTGTTCAAAAAACATCGCAAGCGCGGTTAAATAAGCAAAAGCAAAAAACAATAAAGATAAAGCTCGTAAATGTTCCATAGTTATTTTTTCTGATTGTTTAATTTAGTTAAATAAACAAGTAACTTTTTAATGTTTGTTTCTTTTGGTTTGTGCTTCTTTTTCATATATACCAACCCGTAAAATTGTTTTGTGTACTTGGAAACATATCCGCATTACTATTATTGCTATATTCGGGAAACAACGTATTATTAAAATTAATATACGTTATAAAACGTTCCGTGTAATTTTGCGCAATCATTCGTTCTTTTTCAACTAAAAAATCAACTTCGTTTTTTTCTACGCTTGTTGCGTTTTCGCTTGTATGTTTAAACACGCCTTTATTTGCGATTGTATAAGCCGAAAACGGCAAATATTCAACCATTGCCCAATGAATCAACATCGGTTTAACATAGGTGTTTAATAACGACAAATAAGGGTTCGCAAGTGTGTTGTTTATTATGTCGGTTTTAATCTTTTCAAGTAAATTTGTCCCCAAGTAATTCTGAATGTGAATATCTTGAGATACCTTTATCCATTGTATAAAAGAATCCGTGTCAATATTTCCGTTAAGTGCGGTAAATTTAACTATGTCGTTTCGTGAAATTAAAAGTGCTTCAGCCATTATCTTGTAATATTTCTTCTTGGTTGTGGGTTACTTGGTAAAAAACCATAGTTTGGCATATCTACGGGACGCTTTGCAACTAAATCTGGGTTCGTTATTTTGTAGCCGAATTTTTCTGCTTTTGCTTGTGCTATTTTTTTTGTTTTTTCTGTTATGTCTAAAGCCGTCCCCGATAAAACCGCGTACACTTGCTTATTCCATCTGTGGTGGCAATTGCCCCCGCCTTTGTATAACCAAATTGAATAAGTGTCCGCTCCATTTGCACCCCAACCTTTGTTTACAATTTGAGTACCCATTTTTAAAATATCTTCTTTTCGATAAATCTTATTAGCTAAAACCATTTCAGTACAAAAATCCCGTGAATTATCTGCCCTTGTTAAACCAACGTATTTGTATCTTACAACAAATTTTATTCCGTCAATATTTTTATCTTGCTTGTCGGTTATGTTTGGACGTGCTTCGCCTGTACTAACTAGATTAACTATTTTGCTTAATAAACTTTGTTTTGGTTCTTTGCTTAAGAAGTTGTTTTCGTCGTCGTCGTTGTCGTAATCAACTTCCTTTTCGTCAATCAATAACCAATTTTCGTCTGCGTCTTCGCCCATATCAATTAACGCTTGAGCTAACGCTTTATTCTTTGGGTCTGCGCTTAATTCCGTTCCCGTTTCTTCGGCTATTTGTTCTTCGGTTTGTGCGTTTTCTAAATCCGTAAATTCTAAAGGTTGCAAAGTCTTAAAAAATAGTTTTAGGCTTATTCCGTTGAAATGTAAAATCGTGTCGAACGCGTCTAATAATTCTTCTTGAAATGGTCTAATAACCATATTGTCAAATAGAACCGCACTATTTTTTAACTCGTCTGCATTTGAACTAAATCCATTTGTTGACGCAACCCCGAATAATAACGGACTTGTAACGTTATGCCCCAACATTATTTTACGTAAGCATTCTTCGCTTAAATATGTATAATGTTCTGGCGCGTCGTTTAATGGTATATCTTCAACCGTTGTTTTAGATTCCGCGTTGTCGTTAAAAGCAACAATTACTTTTTGTCCCCTTGAACCCGTTAATTTATTTAAAACCTTTTGGCTAATAATAGATTGTTGTTCTTCGCTTGGAACTCCGTTATTAAAGTTTACAACTTTAGTTCCTGAAAAGCCGTTTTGTACTTCGTTAATTAAATAGTCGCCTATTTCTTGCTCCAATAGTGCATAGGGAACCGCCCCTTGGTAATCTGGATAGGAATAATATTTCATTCCAACCGAATAAGGCTTTGAATAAAGTATTTCTACATTATCGTTTGAAAACCCAAACGCCGAATATCGAATAGGCGGGAATTGTCTTGTATCATTCCAATTGTCCGAATAATAATAACCCGCTATTTCGCCCTCTTTATTGCACTTTTCAGCTCGTAAAAGATTAACGGGAACGTGGTATGCCTTAAGTATTCTTTTTCTATCCTTAGAATAATGTATTTGGATAGCAAATTGCCCCAACATTTTTCTATCTATAATCATTTTGCGTACGTCGTCGCGTGAAAACAACGTCATCATTTGCGCGTACTCGTTTACCTTTTTAGAAGCGTCTAACGCACCCAAACCGCGTCCGTAAACTAATCTACAAATATTGTTTATTATTGCGTTATTCGTCGTTGAATTCGTGTATCGGTTAATTAAGAAATCAAAGTATTGCTCGCCGTTTTCCGTTAAGAAATCAACCCAATTTTCGCGGTTAGTTTCTTCTACTATTGGCGTTGTGTAGCTTGATAAATTAAGAACGTGGTAATTATTCATATATAATAAATTCGTTTGTTGTTGTGTGCGAAACATATTGTCCGTTATTTACTGAAAACGTTGCTAACGGTTGGTCGGTGCAAAATGCTTTTTCTAATAATAATCTATTCCCTGAAGCGTCTTGTAATTCAATCATATAAAACCTATTTTCAGTAAGATTAAAAATTGCTTCTATTTGATAAAAATAACTTAACGCGCCTTGTGAAATAATCGGAACGTTTGTCGTTACGTTTTCCGATTCGTCCGTAATTAATAAATCCGTAATCGTTCCCGTTCTGGGTGTGCAATTAAAAGTTTGACTTAATACGTTTTGGGTCGTTAAAACTATCATATTAATATAATTAGATTTTCGTGTTTTTGTTTCATAAAAAAAGGGTTACACTAATGCAACCCCCTTTTAGTTCTAACCAATAAAACTTCTTTTTATACCGTTATAACCGCTCCGTTTAATAGTGTTGACAAAGTAGCTTCGTCAATACAATCAAGGAAATTGGCGGGTACTGCCTCTTGCCCCGTGAAAGTCAATCCGTAACCATTCATATCACCCAAGTTTGTGCCATTTCCGATAGTACCCGCAGTTACATCCATTCCTCTTGCTAATCCCGCAATAAAGAATTGGTTTGCGTTTGTTCGAACAATAATGTTAGGTCTTCCGTAAGTAAGTAACTTAACTTGCTTGTGTGTAGCGACGTCTTGTTTTTTTAGCATAATCGCTAAAACTTGCTCAAAAAATGTAGTTCCGTTTTCACGTGAACTTGTAATTGTAGTTTCAAAAGAGTTTGTACCCTTTAATTCAAATTTATAAATCGGTGTTAATGCGGGTAAAGCAATTGCCGAAATTTCGTCTGATGTACCAACATAGGAAACGTCCGCAACTGCGTCGTATAATCCATAATTGAGTACATAAATTGCTTGGAGACCGCCGACTATATCTTTGCATTGCTCCAAACGTCCAAGTGTAATATCACACGCCATTTTGTATGTTTTTAGTATTGTTTATAATAGGGGCGGTTGCCCGCCCCGTTAATGTTTATCCGTAAACTACGATGTCTTCGATAACTCCGTAAGTTGCACCCGCAGCCATTCGCATAATTACACGTACATTTTGTGAACCGTCAATATCCGACATATCAATAACACGTACTTCTTGAGTGTCGCTCAAAAGTGAACAACCAAAGTAAAGGTTAGATGTTGTTGTTGCCAACATTGAATCCGCTGGTAAGCCGTTTGCCATAAATACAGGCGTTCCGTTGAACGATAAAGCGCCGTTAGTGTACCATTGCGTACCTTGTGCGTTTGTACCCGCGTTAGCAAGTGAACCAAGGCCAATTGCACCGAAACCACCTAAAGCGGCAACGTATGCTTTTGCCACGTTTTGAGAAACATAAATCTTCAAATCTGCTTTTCCGTAAAGTGAAGCTGGAATAGCGTCGTCTACCAATTGCATTTGAGCAATAACGTTAGCTGGAGTAATTACTGCGTTTGCAATCAATTGTGCTGGCGGTAATAAAGGGTCAACTAAAGCCGTTGAAAACAAGCCGTCGAATTCGCCACCAACCGCACTTGAACCTTGCCATAAAGAAACTTCGTTAGCGGAAGCAACTTGAGCGGCTACGTGTGCAATTAAGTAATCTGCAAAAGATTTTGGCAATACGTCAAAAGACGAAAAACCTTGTTCAATACCTTGCCAAGTGTCGTGGAATTGACTTTTACAAAGTTGCATATTTACTTGTAAATCTTTTACTTCTAAAACCCTTTCAGTTAAAGTAACGGTTGCATTTTGTTGAAAGTCGCAACTTGCATTTTCTAAAACGTTTGCAGTTTCTAAACGTTGAATAACGCTTTTAAATTTGATATTCGGCATAACGGTTACCCCGCCATTTTCGATTGTTGGTGCGCTTAATAGAGCGGCACTAATGTACTTCCCCGCGAATTGACCCGCGTAAGTAGTGGTAATAATTGGTTGTGCTGGCATTTCTTTTAATTTTTAATTGTTAATATTATTTGTTAAATTTTTCCAATATGGAATCCATTGTATTTCGTGGTCTTTTAGAACCAATTTTATGGAAATTAATTTCTTTTGTATTCTCGGGATTGAAACTAATTGGTTTAATGTCCGAAAGTTCGGTCGTGTCATTTTCGACTGCGTCAACTTTGGTTAATAATTCCAACTTCGCTTTTAACTCGTTATTTTCTGTTTTAAGTTTTTCTATTTCAGTAAAAAAAGTTTCTTTAACGATAGATTCGATTGTTTTCTTTGGTGCGGTTGTTTCGTTTTTTGCTTCAACTTCTTCTTCAACAACTTCTTCTTCAGCAACTGGCGCTTCTTCTTCTTCGGCTTCAGCTTCTTTGTAATCCGCAATAATTCCTTCTTCAGCAACTACCATAATAAATCCGTCTTCCATTTCGTATTCTCCAATTGGAACGGGTATTTTTTGTTCGTCTTCAGTAATAACAAAAACTTCGTTGTCCATTTCGAATGCATCCGCTTCGATTAGTGTAACGCCGTCTGCCATTTTTCTTTGTTCTAACTTTACGTCCATTCCAAGTAAAGTTTTGATTTGATTAATTACGCTTGTTTTCATATTTGATTTTTGTTATATGTTTGGTTGTTTTAAATAATCAGTATAAGTTTTATATATACTATTAGCTGTAGTAATTTCGCTTTCCGCTTGTTTTATTATTGGATTGTTAGTTACGTCTAGCCCTAGTTCTTTTGCTTGTGTTTTAATTATAGAAACTAATTTTTCCGCTTCATCTAAATTTAATTTAACTTTTGGAAATTGCTCTTTTGCATAGTCAACAACTTGTTTTTTTAAAGCAAAAAATTTATTTGAGCCGTCTCTTAACGCTAACAATTTTTTATTAATTGTGGTTAAGTCATCTAATTTTCCCAACTCAATTTCGTGTTTTGCTAACTCGGTCTTGTCGCCTAATTTGTCGTAAATGGTTTTTAGTGTGTTCATCTATTTTTGTTTGTTTATTTTAATTATTATCTTCACTGACTCCGTAAATTATATCTGAAGCTTTTTCTAATTGACCTACTGCGTCAAATGCAGTAGAACTATAAGCGCTAATTTGACGTATTGCTACGTTAACGGGTGCAGGTAGTTCAACGCCTAAATCTTTTGCTTGTTTTAGTAAAACATCTGCGTCTTTTTCCATATTATCAAGAAATTTAAGTAAATTCCTAAAATCTTGTTCGCCCTTATCAACAATTACCCCCGCCTTACGTATTTCGCTTATAATTTTTTTGCTCGTTGTTTTAACTACTTCGAATTTTTTTATTAAATCGTCAACTAAAGATAAATTAACTTCGTGTTTTGCTAACTCCGTTTTGCCTATCTTATCGTAAATTGTTTTTAGTGTATTCATATAACTATAATTTAATTGTTTATTTTTTGTTGTAAAATTAGTTTACGTTTCCGATTCCTTGAGCTTGTAAAGACCCGTCGCAACACTTCCGAGAATAGCGCTTCCCATCCTTACATAAACAACCCCTTCGACCCCAACGGGACTTGAACGCGGTCTATCAATTTCTTTTTTCTTCCCTTCGGAAACCTTTATGTTTATTGGATTTTCCATTATCTTTAGTTTTAGGTATAATCTATCGTTAAAGTATTAAAGTTCGTTAAATCGCATTAAAACCGCGTTTAAACGTATTTGTGTTTTTTCTTATCTCCCTTGCCTTGCGTAACTTTTTTTGTAGTTTTTGCTTGACTTCAACCCGCTATTTCTTGTCTTTGCGTGAACTCCAGAACGCTTAATTTTTGGTTTTCTTAAGTTACTTTGTGCGCTCGTTTGCTTCGCCATTTTACAACGGCTTTCTTATGCTTGCATCAAAATCTTTTTGGTTGTTTAAAGTTTTTTTAATCATAGAATCTAAATCTATTACTTCTTTAACGTTTGAACCATCTAAACCTAATGCACTTGCTTTGCTTTTAAAATCTTTAATCATAGCTAAAGAATCCCCTACCGCTCTATTAGCTGAATTTCTAATTCCGTTTGCAACTTGCCATTGTTTTTCAAATGTTGTTAAAATAGCCATATATTTTTCTGCGGACTTTACAAGTTCTGATTCTAAACCTTGCAATACTTTTAATTGGGAACTAAGTTCTTTTACCGAAGCTAAATCTATTTTATTGCTTTTTAATTCGCTTTTAACAATTAGTTCTTTGATTTTTTCAACCATTGCTTTTTCTTCCATATCATTATTTTTTAAACTCATTTCTAATTTGTCCGCAAAATAACCTTCTATTGAAAATCCTTTTACTTCGCCTAATTTAACTTTGTCCCAAATTTCGTCATTGTTTACTTTCATTGAAATCATCCAAGTACCTTGCGGTAAATCAAAACCGTAGTTTTTGCTTTTGTCGTTTTCGCCTTCAATAATCCAACTTTCAACAACCGATAAACCTTTTAATTTTTGGCTATGTTCTAACGTACTATTATTTTGATTAGCGTTCATTAAAAACAATTCGCTTGCTTTTCGGATTGTAGCCTTTGAAAAATAAATATAATATTCGTCTTTTGTTTTGTCGTTGCGTCGATAAATTTGTTTATCTGGCACTAAAGCGGGACCCATTAAAATTCGCTTTTCTGCGTCAACTTCTTTTAATAGTACTTCGTGTTTTGACAAGTGAATAAAGTTTTCCTCGATTGCTGGGGACATAACAACGCTAATTGCGTCTATTCCGCTTTGGTCGTCTTTTTCATCTATTATAAGTTCTACTATTCGCATATTATTATAATTAAAGTATTTTTAAATTGTTGCATTATTTATTCGGTTACGCTCCAATGCTTGCGCGCTTGTCATTTCGGAACTCACTACGAACGCTTGAACGGGTTTTTGTTGTAACTGCGCTAATTGATTCATTCCGTTATTTCCTACAACGTTAAATTGCGGTGCTTGGGGTGCGCCCCCTACATTACCACCACCACCACCATCACCACTAGCGCTTGGTTCTGCTCCGCCTTCAAATTGTGATTCTTTTATTTTTTTAATATTTATTAAACCCGCCGCTATTGCTCCAGCCGCCGCTAAAGGCGCTAAAACGGGACCAACAACGGGAATACCAACCGTTGATTTATAAGCGCTTGTTGCCGACATATAAGTGTCTATTGTTGCACTTGCTATATTGGTTGCTTTTTGAATATTAAACGCCCGTTTTTGGCTTGCTTTACTTTTACCCGCGAATAATTCCGCTATGTTTGAAATCGATGTCAAACCACCTTTAACCGCTTCTAATTGTTTTGCTAATAATTCTTCTTTTTTTATTTGTGCGTCTGCGTCTAGTTTTGCAACTTCTTTGTTAGTTTTATCGGTTAATGCTTTTTTAGCTTCTTCGTATTGTTCTTGGGTAATTAATTTATTGTCAAGGTTTGTTTTAAAAACTAATAAATCTGCTTCAGCTTTTGTTTTAATATTTAATCTTGCTAATTCGTCTTCGTTTAATACAAGTTCATTAAATTGTTTTTGAGCGTCTGCATATTTTTTTTCGCCATCTAATTTTGCTTTTTGAGCATCTTCGGCAATTTTTATATCTTCGTTTGCAAACTTTGTGCGTAACGCTTTTAATTCCGTTTGATGTTGCGTAAATAATTGTGTTTGTAGTTCTGCGTTACCAGTTGCTTTTTCTTGTTCTGCGTCGAATTTTTGAGCTAATAAAAGTTCTTCGTATTCACGTGCGGACAAACTTAATTTTTGACTTGCTAAATATTCTTCGTCTTCTTTTTTTATTTTTTCCTTTGCGTACTTGTCTCGTATTACTTGTAAATCTTTTTGTTGTATATCTTCATTCAACAAAATTAAAGCGTCTACTTGCTTTTTCTTTTTTGTCCCCGCTTTAACTTCTTTTGCTAAATCTTCTTTTAGCCTTGCGTATTTTAAATTTACTATTTCTACTTCCTTTTCTTGTCCGTCTTTTAAAGTTGCTATTCTAGCGTCCTCAATATCCCTTGCAATATTTTTAACTTCAACGTGGTTGTCTCTTGCCTTTTGTTTTGCGTCTTCGGCTTTTTTCTTAGCGTCTTCTTTAGCCTTTTTTTCTGCTTCAAATTTTTCCGTTGCTATTTCAACTTCGTTTGCTTGAATTATGTTCCGTCTATTTTTATAACTATTAGTTAAATCAGCGGCTTCTTTTGTAGCATTTTCTCTCGCTTTGGCAACAACTTCTTCTTGTTTTTTAATAACTTCGTCGTCTAATTCTAAATTTCTGAATTTAGCCAAAGTATTTTGTTCTTGTCTTGCTGTATTATTAGCACTTGCTAAACTTGCGATATCTAAAGCAATTGCTTCGTCCGCGTGTTTTACCGCTAATTTTCTTAATGCTTCAGCGCTTGCCCCCGCCGCCTTTGCCATATTATATTCGTGGGAATTTTTATTTGCAAGTGCTTCGCTTGCTTTATCAGCCGCCTTCGCTTGTTTGTCTATTGCCGCCGAAGCCTTATTTGAATGTTTTGTAGCCTCTTCGTTTGCTTCGTTTGATTCACTAAACATATTTATTAACGCATATCCAGCGGCTATTAACGCCGTAACGGCGGCAACAATAATCATAACGGGATTTAACGACATTGCTAAATTAAAAGCATATTGAGCTACGGTTAAAATAGGGGTTAAAACGGCTTGAGCGCCTAAAATAATTAAATTTTTCCCCCTTGCTAATAAACTTTGATTTTCCACAACAACGCCCGCTTCTGTGGCGGCTATGTCTGCAACTCTTGCCGTTGTCATTGCCGTTATTGAACTTACTACAACCGCTTTTAATTGTTTAAAAGAATCTATGCTTTCGCCTATTCCTTGCAAACCTTGCGCCATCGCCATTGCGCTTTGAACTTTTAACAAGGCTTTTTCTACGTTTTTGTTTTCAGTTCCAAACGCACCCATTGCGCCCGTTACAACACTAAACCCGCTTGCAACACCCGTTAACGAACCCGTCAACGCTTTAAATTTTGCGTCTGGGTTGAACGCGTCGGTTAATGCTTTTGCGTCCCCGATTTTGTCTTTTAATATGGCGGCACTTTTCGCGGCTTCAACCGCTTGGGTAGATGTTGCCCCAAACTTTTCGGAAAGTATTTGTACTTCTTGTTGCGCTTCCTTTAATTGGCTTTTAAGGCTACCTAAATTACTATTAACCTCAAGTTCAATCGTTCGTTTTTCTGCCATTTTATTTTTTGTTAATCATTAAAAT